ACCGATAGTCCTGCAAGTTTCAGACATTGGGCGCATGCGAAATGGGCGGCATCCAGTAGTGCCTGGTCGCCCCGCGAGTGCATGGCCTTTCCAATAGCGCCGCTAGCGAGCTGCGACACTTTGGAGTGGTCTTTCCGGTGAAAGTTGCTGGCGCGTTCAAGGTCGGACTCATCGGTCATACCGAACATCGCAGGCATTGCCGATGCAGGTGGCGAGCCGCCAATTTCCCCATCGCTCGGGATTTCGCTTATTTCCTCGTTCGCCGAACCACTCAGGAAATCATAAAGTTCAGTGATGATCGCCTGCAGTCGCGCCGACTGCGTCGACTGATCGTCCTCGCTCGCCGCTTGGAGTTCCAAAGCGCCCCTCAACCGGTCGAGCTCAACCATCACGCGAGCAATCTGACTAACATCAGGCAGAGCCTTCCTCAGAGAAGGTCGGGGTGCCTTGTCGAGATCTTCGGCGGAGGGAGGGCCTTCGGTGCCGGCGCCGCCGTCCAGGCATTTGAGCGCATCCGCTTTGGCCAGATGACGGTGATCGGGAACAGTACAAGCCCAGATCTGGATTGGAGCGTTGAACGGTTGCCGTCCCAGCGGGACCTGTTCTGTGTCGGCGGGTTCGCCTTTCGCGACTGGCTCTGCGACACTGAGAGGAGCATCCGACGGTATTGCTGCCTTCCAGCAGTCAAATATCGCTTCCGGGTTCGCGGGCCGATCGACCAAAGAAATCTCGTTCAAGACGAGACCGGTGATGGTGTTCGGGCTGCCAACCTCGCGCTGCGTGACGCGCCCACCAATGGAGAAGCCCCGATAGACCTGATTTCTCACCTTCGCCACCGCGACCGGGTCGACGACATGGGCGACAATGCGGGTGGTGCCGTCCTCGCACACCTCGGCTTCGAGCGTCGTTCCGGCGGCGGAAGGCTGATGCATCTCGCGAAGAGCGGGAAAACGCATGTAGTCCGGGATCGCCGCGCGGATGGCATCCGCCCGCACAATCTCTCCCTGTTCGTCCAAAGCCTCGGATGTCGCGATCCCGTACACTCGCACGGTCCCGTCGTCCTGAGGCTCGACCTTTTGGATTGCGCCGTAAAGCCGCATAATTGGAAATCCCAGTCAGTATCGGATTAGTTTTGGTATTGCACAAGGGACGCCCGGCTGCCGGACGGTCAGGGCCCCGGCAGCTTGCATTGCACCGTCGAATTGAGCTTCAGAACACGTCCGTCGCTCAAATTGGCGGTGGCCTCGAGAATGTAATTACCGCCAGCTGCCGAGACCGGCATGCCCCCGATCAAGCCGACGGAAAACGCCCCAGCATGCGTCTGCAACGATCCGTCAATCGGCGACCGCAGTTGAATGGCGGTTTGCGGAGAAACCGAGAAAACCCGAGACTGCGGTGCCGGATCGATCGCTGTCTCGTACGGGCCCAATGCGCAATTCCAGCTCGTCGATACGATCGTAGCCGCACCCACATCCGGTGTGAAATCGAAGGCAAAATAATCGGCTTCACCAATCTCGATCGGGGCGAAAGGCGTGGCGATGCGCATTCGGAAACCTCAATGACCTCTGAGCGGGTGAATACTGCCTGGCGCCGCAAGTACGCGGACCCTGCCGGGCGAGCGCAACAGCCGTTCCGGTGCAAGGATCAGCAAGGACAGAGGATCGGCCCATTCCAAGTAGAGCGGCCCATCCGCCAAAATGCGCGCGCCGTTCGTCAACGATTCTGCAACAAGGAGCGCCTCACTGCCCAAAATAGTGAGAAGCTCGAGGCGAGATTGTGCGTTCCTCAGGGTAACAGAGGCAAATTCAACGAACCCAAGGTTATCGCGGCGTAATACCGCGGCGGCTTCGAATGGCATGAACGCGTCGGTACAGAAGACCAAGGAACCCGCCCATTGGAGCGGGATCCGCGAGCTGCGAAGAGCAGCACAGGAAATTTCAATCGGAGTTCCTCCATCGCGCCGAATTTCTCGGCGTCCTTCCGTCGGCGCGCCGACATTGCTCGGGACAGATCGGCCAAATTCGATCGCGTTAAGAGCATCCATGCGGCCGAGCGTTTGATGCTCCATTGCGTTTCGAGACTCTGCGAGTATCGTGGCGCTGATTGCGGGCGTATAGGTGATGACGATGAGGCCATCGCCGCCGGCCCCGCCGGTGCCGCCATTGAAGGCGCCGCCGCCACCGCCGCCGCCGTAGAGCCCACCAGCGCCGCCGGTGATCGGATTATCTATAGCGGAATGACCGCCGCTCCCGCCACCGCCGCCGCCGGCGCCATGCGTGGCGTCGAACTCGATGCCGTTGCCGCCATTGGCGCCGGCCTCGCGCGTGAAGTCAATGTTCGCGCCGCCGCCGCCGCCCGAACCGTGCGAGCCGGCAGTCGGCGCGGAAACGCCGTTAACGCCGCCAGCCCCGCCCGCCGTGCCGTCCTGCGCAGTCCCGCCCGCACCGCCGTTATTGCCCGAGCCATCCGATCCGGCCGTGCTGCTGCCGCCGCCCGCACCGCCGCCGCCGGCGCCGGGGTTCAGCGCGCTGGGGCCGCCGGCCTGGCCGTTGCCATTGGGTCCGGCCGCACCACCGCCGCCGCCGCCGCCGTTATTCACATTGGTCGAGGTGCCACCGGTGCCGCCCGAAAAAACGGTCGTTCCGATGCCGCTGCCTGAGCTGCCACCCACCCCGCCAGAAAAGCTGGCGGTGGAGCTGCCGCCTTTTGCGCCGACCGAGGACACGCCGAAGTTCGCGCCGTTGAACCACGTATCGGTGCCGCTGGTGTTTGCCGAACCGCCGGCGCCGACCTGGACCGTCAGATTGCCGGTGAGGTCGGCGACATTGGCGATCTTCGAATATCCGCCGCCACCCCCGCCGCCGCCGTCGCTGCCCCCGGAGGAGGTCGAGCCGCCGCCGCCGCCGCCGATCACCTCGATCGTATTATTCGAAGAGTCCCAGTCCGCCGGAACAGTCCAGGACGTGCCGGATATGATATAGATTTGCGTCACGTCAGGACCACGAGGCTCTTGGGCACCGCCGCCGAGCAGATGAGGTCGGGGCGGATCAAGGCAACAGACTCGGCATGCCGAAGAGGCGTAGTGCCGACGCGTTTGTCTCCGCGTAGAGCAATAGACCCAGTCAAAGTAAGAATGTGGAGCGTCTCGGCTCCGCCAAATTCCATCGGGTGCCTTAACGACATGGCGAACTGCGTTCCCGAGGATGCGAAAGTGGCGCTGGAACTGATCATCGCTCAAATGGACGCGAAAACTCTCCGCTAATGTAACGGTCGCCGGGCACTGCATTCTCGTCCGCGACGAGCTGCCCTTGCGGGTGTACATCGAGCGCGGGGTCGGCATTGCAAACGGCAACCACGTTGCCTGATTTGTCGATGACGCAGCATCGCCCGCTGGGTGACCTGCAACCCGTCGCTTCAGTAATCGCGGCTCGGCAGGCCGCGTCGTCATATGGACCGGTGAGCGGAAGCAGAAGCACGCTCTCGCCCGGTTCAGCGCGTAGCTGCGCAACCCTCAAATCGTCATCTGGGATGACCTTTCGACGAAGAATTTTGCTCTTGGTTGCGTAGAAGACTGCAAGGCGGGTAGCCATCGTCATGGCCAAGTTCTACCGTTATGTAGTTGCGAGCGGATAAGAGTGAAATTGCCGAGCTGACCTGAGTGTTGTCTGCGGTAAGACTTGGTCAGGATGAGTAGTAAAGACCGTTACGTCGTGGTTCCTTGAGTCCGCAGATCTGCCCAGCCTTTGTAGGTCGCGGTGCCGGCCGGTAAGGTCAACCGCAGCCACACACCTTGAGCGCCCGAGGCGTTGGGCGCAGTGCCCGAAAGCAGGTTGCCCGGACCAGGCACACTGACGAAGGCGGGTTGCGAGATGAACGAGCCGATGCCCGATGAGGCCGCAACTTGACGATTAGCGGCAGTTCCGCTGTCGTTCAGAGCCGTAGTCAGCGCCAAATCCAAGAGAGCGCCCGAGGGTAGGCTCGGCGACTCGCTCGCAACCTCGATCTGTGCTCCGGTCAGTGCGGTGCCGGTATTGTTGTTGACGACAAACACTTTTTCGTAATAGGTGCGCTGTGCGCCGGCCGGTCCATCTGCTGCCGTGTTTGAGAACATGCGGATAATGGCTGTGACGGGATTTGGCAAAATCTCAAACAGCATTCCTTGGAGAATTTTGTACGTAGTCGTATTGTCCGGGGTCGTGGCCCAATCGCGGCTGACGGCCACTACATCGGTGCCGTAACCGGACGTGGCGATGATCTGGCGCAGCTGGTTCGCGCCCGTGCCGCTCTTGATCCAGATCAGCTGTCCCGAGGAGACGTTGGCTCCGTCACCCGCCTGCAGATTGAACAAGGCCGGAGTCGTCCCCGTGTGATTGGCGGATCCGCTCTGTGCTGTTCGAGCCGTCGCGTCGGTGGTTACTGAGCCGGTCGGCAATACGCAGCTGTGCGCTGCCAACGCCACGTCGCCAATGGCAGCCGTGCCACCCGGATTGGCGGCAGGACCGTTTGCTGTGGCTCCCGACAAGGCGGCGTATAGCAGCCGTTCCAGCGACTGAGAACCGGTTACCCAAGTCTGTCCATTCAAGGTTAAGGTCTGGTTCTGGATGACCCCGGTCGCGTCACGACCGTGGAAGCTAATCTTGGTCGCCGTGTCGCTGGTCGAGCTCGATATTACGTCTAGGCTGCCAGCCGGAGCGATATCGTAGAATGCCACGCGACGACTGAAATCAACAGGGCCGCCGTTGATCGCGCCATCCGCCTCAGGCATATTAGCCGAACCATACACGACAATGTCGGAGGGCAGAACACTCATTTAAGGGCTCCTAGCGTGCGTATTCATTGTGCTCGAGCAAATCATTTTAGCGGCGCAGGGTTTGAGACATGGGCGCAGCTCGGTCACCAGCGATCAAATCACTGCGTTTACAAAGCTGCGGGCGAACCTAAGTGTGTTGCCGAGTTCGTTTTTCTGTATTGGAATCGCTCAGCAGCACAGGTCCTTGTGCTGTCAAAAACATCGGCTCGTCCCCGCCTGCGACCGGGGCCATTCCCAGAATGTCGCGCGCCTCGTTGAGGGTATAAATCCCGTCCTTTACATAACCGCTGAGGATCGTGGCCTGGTCCTTTGGATCTGTTGGCCGGCTGTTCGACCAGGCGAATTCAAGATCGACATGGCCCATCCTGGTCTGGATGACACCGTCTAACAATCGTTTGACCCACCCCAGCAAGGGAGCGAGCCCTTCTTCCAGGGCTGCTTCCTGCGCAGTCTGTGCCGTGGCTCGGTTAACCTGCGGGGTAAAGGCGGTGGGCGGCAATGAGAATGCATAACAGACGATCCGCGCCAGCCACTCGTCGAAATCATCCTTATACGGCGCCTCCTTGAAGGCCTGGTATTTGGCGCCGCTGGGACCCCAGACGAGGCGAGTGCGATTAGCTGTATTTCCCGCCAGAATCGAGTCGAACCACTCCTGGAACTGGCGGATCTGCTCAGGGCTCCACCCGTCCGGCGCGTTAAGCAGGCCCGGCGGGACATTACCCTCGGTGAAATGTTGCAACTGCATCGCTTGGCGGCGCAGCCCGATATTGACCGTCGTCACGATCTGCTCGACAGGGCTGAAACCGTACGCCTTGTGCGGCCGTGGGTTCCGCGGTAGGTACATCAGCTCGTCGCTGGTCAGCAGACGCCAAGGTCGCCCGTGAATGATCTGCTCGTAGGCCGGGGCGGGTGGCCGCGGCCGCCGACCGGTATCATCGAGCAACACTTTGACCGTCGAGCCGTCGACGATGTCGAGCCCGATGATTTTGCCGCCGCGGTTACGGCGCAATTCGAATGCCGCCGCGTCGAGCACAAGGACGTCCTCGAGTGCTTCGCGAAGCCAGGTCGCGAAGGGTTGTTCGCCATCGGGGCGGCGCCAGAAATCGGTCATCTGGCCGATCCGCGAGCCGGCGTCCTTGTCAGGCGTTTTTTCATTGCGAGACTTGATCGTCCAGTCGAGCTTTTCGATCTGGTCCTTCCGAGTTTCAATCGCGAGCCGAGTGATATCGTGACTTTCGGCTAGCGCTCTCAGCTCGTCGAATCCGATCGCTTCGTAGGAACGCGGCGTGTAGATCGTATTGTAGCCGACTGGATAATCCCAGAGGCGTACCTGCTCGCGCTCCGGCGGAACCAGCGGATAACTGGGTGAAAAACTTCCTCCGTCGGGCTGGAACACATCGCGAAATCGAGTGACGTCGTTCTGGCTGCCCCAGCCGCCCCAAGTATATGACGCCAACGAGGTCCGCTTGCCGTCAGGAGCAGGCATCAAAGCAACTCCATCTTGATTATTGAAAGCCGAGGCAGCTATAGGCAAGAACGTCGCCGTCAGTGAAGGCCCCGGTGAGCACCATGCTGGCAGTCGAAGTGGCTGTTGGTCTTACGAGGATCGCCATAGTTTCGTCGAAAGCCGAGCAAACCGGAGGATTCGGCCATGGCGATACAAAGGTGATCGTGCAACGGCCACCATTGGCGGCACCAACGGTAACCCGCCCGGCACTGTCATTGCCGCCGATCGACGGCGACGTCCCACAATCGCCAGACCCCGAGCCGAGCGTCGGGGCTGCCCCAGACGTAATCTGATGCCCGAACATGCCAAGCACCGAGGCGCTGCGTGGGGTAATCGATACAATTCGGAAATTGCTGCCGTCGAACTGCAATGCCATAAATTCGTAGTTGATCGGCGCCAGTGTCACCGAATTGCCAGCAGTACCGGTCGTGCCGGCCGGATAAAGGATGTGACCGTTAGAGGCGCCATTGACTTGAACGGTCATGGTCTTGCCGTTGTCGGTCGTAAAGCCCATTGTCCAGCCGGCGCTAATCGCAGCCGTGGGCGGCAGGGTTACGGTTAGGGAGCTGGTCGGGGTGTTGTAACTGGACAATGCGTTCCCGATGTCGCTTTGGGCCGCGGCATATGTGCTGACCGCAGGAAAGCTCCAACGATTGATCCCGGGCGCGTTGCCGGTAATCCCCATCAAAGTGGCAGTAGCCGGCGTCGCCTGAATCACTCGGAAATTCCCGCCGTCGAATTGCAGAACGAGAAGTTCGTAGTTTGCTCCGGCGAGTGAGGCCGAAGTAGTGGTTGCGCCGCTACCGGGGAAGAGAATGCGCCCGCCGGAGGTAGAGTTGGTTTGCACTGCAGCGGTCTTGTTGCCCTCGGTTGCTATCCCGATCGTCCATCCCATCGGCACGGCCGTCGTCGAGGGCAACGTCACCGCTAAATAGGAAGCCGGGCTGCTGAGGCTCGATATCACATTGCCATTGTCGGCAACTGTCGCGAAGTAAGAACTGACCGTTGGGAAACTCCAGCGGCTGATCCCGGCGGCACCGATCATGCCGATCGCCTGCGCGGTCGCCGGCGTCGCGTCGAGCACGCGGAAATTGCCGTTGCCGTCGTACTGCAGCACAATAAACTCGTATGCACCTTGGCTGGTATTCGCCATCGCCAATGATGTCTGCGATCCGCCGGAGCCTGGCCATATGATGTGGCCACCGGTGGTGGTGTTCACCTGGACCATCAGACCCTTGTTGTTGTCGGTGGCGAACCCCATGGACCAGCCGTCGGGAATCCCGTTTGTGGAGGGCAGCGTAACGGTCAGACCTGAGGCACTATTGTAGCTCGATAGGATATTGCCGTTGTCGCTGAGGTCGGCGGCATAACCGGAACTGTCGGGGAACAGCCAATTGCTCGGCCAAGGCGGTGGTTCGAAGCCGTTCGCCAAGCGTGTATTTCGGGTCGACGAGATTATACGGAAGTTGTTTCCATCCGATTGCAGCCGAACATATTCATAATTTCCGGCGCCCATTGTAATCGATCCAACGCTCTTGCCGCCGGCGATGATCGAACCGCTGGGCGTCGTGATCGTCATTCCCTTGCCGTTGTCGGAAGCAAATCCCATGCTCCACCCTGCATTGACGCCGGGAGGCGCAGGCAGGGTCACCGACATCGACGCGCCCGGAGCATTATAGCTCGATACATTCAGCCCATCATCAATTGCCGTAGCCACATAAGACCCGGCTGCTGGAAACAGCCAATCGTCTCGCGATCCCGTTCCGATTACCGATATTCCCGTCGAGAGCGGTCCGTAGTTGACCGTTGCGCCGCCATAGTTGGGGTTGATCAGCACATTGCCGTCGCTCGACGTCGCATTCACCGCCGTGACACAGTTGAAATAAGGGGACACAAAAGTGTTGAGACCATTGTGACTGAAAGTTATCGACAGGCAGGTCGGGGACACTTCGAGATCGAGAGCGAAGAAGGTGTTGCTGAAGTTGTAGCCGTTCTCCAGAACCAGTCCGCGGCCGCCGGTGCCCTCCGCCGTGCCCGCACCGGATACCCGGGAAAACTGGACCTGCTCGAATGCGAGGCCGGCCGCCCCGCCGGTTGCGACGCAGACCGCGAAGATATCACTGTCCAGTACATAATTGAATTGGCAGCCTCCGCTCGCTGCTGCAGTATTGGCATTATTGACAATCAGATGATCGAATTTTGCAGAATTATGCGCATCGGAGAAATCCGTTTTGCCGACCACGACGACATAAGCGGGAGTGTTGCCGTTGACAAATAGGGTGCCCTCTTCTTTGAAATAGAAACACCCTGTCGGGCTGCTGGTCGTACCGCCGCCGCATTGGATCTGCAGCACCGGGCCGGACGCGATCGCTCGACCGTCGATGACGGCGCCGTCCGAGATGAGGCGAAACCCTTGGCCGGCCTGACTGGCGTAGTCGACGATTATCCTTGATGTGACCTTGTAGGACCCCGCGGGTAAGCGCACCGGCCAATTATTCGCGATAGCAGCTGAAATCGTGTTGTTTATTGCGTTCGTATCGTCATGATTCCCGTCGGCCATGGCCCCATTGCAACGAACATCGATCCACGGGTGTCCGGAGCACGTGACCACGTCGCCTTGCAGGGTGGACTGGCCCGTGATGCTGAGTGAGGAGCCGCTGATCGTCTGTGCCAGGGTGGGGAGCGCCACGCCTAGCCCAAAAGCAAACGCCGCAATGCGCAGAAGAATACGGCTGATTTGCGATCCGCTAGCTGGCTGCGCATGAGCCGAGCGGACTGCGCTTCTCTGTCTGGTGGTCACGCATTTTTGCTCCAACCGTAGGCCTGCCCGAACCCGAACCACGGTGACGGAGAGCGCTTGCCACGTGCTTAATAACGGAAATCTTGCGATGCGGCGCGCCAGCCCGGCCTCAGCGAGTAATATGGCGGTCGTCGTGGCGAACCAAATTCCGAGAGCGGCGGCAAAACCCGTCGGTATCGTCATGGCTAGATCCGGCACGGATGCTGATACCGGCAAAGACATCACCATCTCCGCGCCGCAAAGGACTGGCCGGTCGAACCGGCATAGAGGCTGATAGGACCCGCCGGCTTATAACCGCAGGGGGTTATGAACACTGCGCCCGGCGTGATCGGGATCGACCCCGCGCCGGCGCTCGCCGACCCAACATCGGAGAGATAGAGGGTGGCCGAAGAGTTGTTTGCGACGAGAAAGCCGTTGACCGGAACTACACCGGCAAACAGGAGCTGTGCCATGCCTCCGGTCACGACGGTACCGCTGCCGTCGATCGCCGCGGACCCAGCAGCATTGATGACGGGAAGAGGGGCCGTCGGGCCGACCGGGATCGCTACGCCGCCTGCGACTGCCGCCGGCGCATGAACCGGGACGAGGTTGCCCGCAGAGTCGATCTGCGTCGAAATTGATTGTGTCGTGGTATTGGCGTCCTTGACGAGCAGCGTCAATGATCGGC